CTCGAGCGACCGCCAAGGGATTGGAGGCAAGCATCACTGGGTCGAAGAAGCAGGTTAGGGGGTCAACCTCCACTGCGGATTCGCGTCGCCAGAATGATGAAACGCGGAAGTCGAAGAACTACCCAAAACGAAACCCTCAGCATAATGGGAAGTGTGCTGAGGCCGGCGTGATGGCACCGGGTCAACTAACAACCCCTAGAAGCGACATCCAGAGGGAGTGGCGCCCTAGGCAAAAACAATCCCAAGTGGAGCACAGCTCTGCGAGCGGCAGTAACGCTGCAAAACCCCACAAAGGAGACGTGGGTGGCAAGAAGAACTTGCCCACTGACAGGAACCCTGGCAAAAGTGGTTACATCACACGCCAAAACCAGCGCAAGAGACAACTCCAACGTGCTTGCGACATCATTGCGGACGCATCTAATCTAGGTTCGATTAAGGTGCATACGGGCGCGACAATCGAGCCCAACGTACGCATGACCACCACACAACCGGCAGTTGCCCCTGTTGTAGTTGAGACACCATCTCGCGCGACTGATCCTATTGTCGTGCCAATTGTTGTTCAACAGCAACCGGCCATAACTGCTAACAAGGCTGACGTGCCCAAGATCAGTGCTGCGGCTGCGGCTGATCAAAACGTTGATGACACAATCATCATCAACCACGCAACAAAACAAATTGTTGGTGAACCTCTGACACTCCCACGCGACGACAGCAATGACGAAGCGAATGCTTGCCTTGACCGGCCGGCTGAGGTCATGACGGTACCAGCAATCTCTTTGACTGACTTTAAAACGTTGATCAAGGTTTACACCCCATCAACACCTGATGTGGTGAAGTTGCCTGGTGACCATGACTATAAACCTGTTGCTACTGTTGCAACGAAACCTGTGGTGGAGGACCAACTCCGCATTGTTAAGAAGGCGGGCTACATCAATAGAGCTCTCTTCAACAAGTCTGATGCGATAATCGACTTGAAAACTCTTAGCAATGTCAACATGGGTGACGACTTTCTGCGAAGAAAGGCAATGCGAGCGACAAAATTGGTCGTCCCAAATAATCTTGTTCTTGACGAACTCTACACCTACCTCGTCATCAACAAGTTTTCCAGCTATAAGTCTCGCCAAGAATGTCTCGAGCATCTGGAAAAACTCGGCAGGAAGTACTGGAGTGACGTAGTTAAGATCAGCTACGACAAACTTACTGTTGAGCAATTGAACAGGCATTACATCACTGTTCAAAAAGCGGTCGACGAACGAACCGTTGGCGTACTGCTCGCCGAGGAAAAGCAGGATGTTGAGCGACGCAGAAACACACCTTTGGGTAGGTTTTTGTTTAAGAACGACAAGCTCGACATCCCCTGGTGGAAGAAACTTCTACCGGGTTTATAAGCAGCCCTCCCATACCAGTGACTCTTCGTTGCGTCCGCCTTGCCGAAGAGTTATTGAGCGTTTGCCAACAAAACGCTAGCCTCCAACCAATAGCAGATTGGAAAAAAGGGTGGACAAAAGTCCATGTCGATGCCAAACCTTGCAACCCACGCAAGTACCCCATAATGTTCCCAGATCCTTCATTCAATAAGGGCGAGAGATTCATAATGACACCATGCTATCACAACGACGTAGTCGGACTGCGTAATCGCTATCTGAAGACATCACAGAATGACTTCACTGCCGATAAAAACCTGATCAACAAGATTCTCGACGAATTAGCGGAAAAGCTGCGACCTCATTTTAGTGGTCCCATTCCGCTTACCGAATTTCTTGAAGTAAAAACAGGGGCTTTAAGGAAAAGATACGAAGACGCAGCCAAGAAAACACTGACTACCGGTTATAGCCTTGCAAAGAACAACAGAATCAAAGCCTTTATTAAGAATGAACTCTATGATGAATTGAAGCCACCCAGAATGATTATGGGTAGAGAAGTTCAGTTCAACAACATCTATGGGAGGTTCACCACGCCACTTGAACATGCTATGATACATCTTCCACAAATTTCTAAAGGTAGGAATTTTTGGGAGCGCGGCGAACAATTCCGCGAGCAGGTCCATGGAAGGTGGATACTAGAATGCGACTTTTCCAAATACGAGTCAACTCAGCGCGTTGAGGTACTAACCTTGATAGAATTGGGATTATGGCGGCGATTGCTCACTCCAGGGCAATATGCTACTATAGTTCCCATTTTTATCGCCAAAATGCGTAAAGATGGTGCTACGACCAACAACACCAAATTTGGATTTGACTTCTGTCGAGGATCCGGTGATATGGACACTGGACTCTTCAATACCCTCATTACTTGGGTCTCATGCAGATATTTCGAGATTGTGAACAACACTGGACTTGGAAATTTTGTATGTGATGGGGATGACAACCTGATCGGTGTACCGATGGGAATGGCTTCTTATGTGAATACTCATGCTCACTTTGGTTTCGATGCGAAACTGATACTCAGAACTGATTATCATGATGCTGATTATTGCTCAGGAAAATTCCTACAATACGAACCCGGTCGCTTCATTTATGTCCAGAATGTAAATAAGATGATGCACAACTTGCCGGTTTTTAGAAAGACAAAATTCTCACATTGCATTGGCGAATATTACTACTCATTGGGATTCATGTATAAAACCATGTATTCAAATCTCCCGTTGTATTCCCAAATTGGCGATTTTCTCATGTCCTTCACGAAAACACGCAAACATGTCAACTTTAACATCATAAATGAAGTCAATCCAGCACATGCTGAGGCGTTCAAGAGAACAAGAGACGTCCAGCCAGTTATCTTCGATGAAACTAGAACAAAAGTCGAAATAGCCATGTGTTTCAATCTCACTACATCTGAGATTGATCGTCTGTCGAAGTGGTACTCTGCAACCACGATAGAACTCTCACCGGACGAGGACAAACGATACAATGCAGCGAAGGCACCCGCAGTGCTACTGACCAGAACCGAACTAGATATTGTACAATCGATACAAGAACAATCAGCGAAGAGTGAAGACTTCAGCAAAAGGTACGATGACATACTGACCAACGTTGTCGCACATCTAGTTTGAGAGACACAACAACACGCCAGCAGGGCTAAAACAATATGCTGGTACGCGATTCTCACCGCGTTGCGGGGATGGGAG